CGCCCTTTTTCTGCCATCCAATCCCGCTTGGCGCTTTACTGTTAGGTGGTATGGCACAAAGCGCCCAGCCTTTTTCTATGTAATTTTTTGCTTTGCCTTCCATTATCTGGCTCCTGCCTCTTTCTGTTCAAGGTAGTCTGAAAGCTTCTTAACCGTGTCATAGCTTGGGTTCTTGCCCTTGCTCATCAATCTATAGATAGCATTGCTGTGGACGTTGGCAGCCTTAGAGACGGCCATCAAATTGCTGTCTTCTAGTTTATGCTTTATTTGCTCAAGTGTTAACATTTTTAAACCTCTTGTGATTTTGTTTCAATTCGATGTTGACAATACTACCCACACATCGTAATCTTTGCAACGTAAACCGAATAACACAACGCAAAGAAGGAAGGAAAAAATGACAGAAAACACTATAAATAAGCTAGCTAAAGATTGGAGAGAAGCAAAAACCGCCGAAAACACCTCAAGAGATTTCCGAGTAGAAACCGAAGGAAAGATAATTGACTTGGTTGGAATGAAGGCCGAGGGAAGCCAGACCCATGACGCCGGCACATACAAGGTAACGGTAACGTCCAGCATGACAAGAACGCTTGACCCAAAAAAGTGGACAGAGATAGAGCCAAGCATTCCAGAAGATTTGCGCCCCGTCAATTACAAGCCGTCTATTGATCTTAAAGGTATCCGCTACCTTCAAGAAAATTACCCGGACACCTACGCAATCGTTGCGCAAGCGCTGACCGTTAAGCCAGCCAAGCCAAGCGTAAAAATAGAGGATAAATAATCATGGCCTTCGACCTATCAAGCATTCAGCAGGGTGCAGACCCGAGAGCGCCGCTTATTGTTATTCACGGCGCGCCAGAAGCCGGCAAGACTACTTTTGCTGCCAGCGCTCCATCCCCTATTTTTATCAGGGCGGAAGACGGGCTGGGCATCAACAACGTGCCAACATTTCCGGTTGTTCAAACCATTGCCGACGTTATGAGCGCCATCGAATCTCTATACGGCGAGCATCCTTACAAGACAGTGGTTATTGATAGCCTGTCTGCCATGGAGCCGCTGATATGGGATCAGGTGGCAAAGGATCAGGGCAAGGACAGCATCGAAGATATTGGCTTCGCCAAGGGCTACATCTTCGCCATGGATTATTGGCGTGATCTCGTCAAGGCCGCTCTTGGTCTGGCAAAACGAGGGGTTACGCCTGTCCTGATTGCGCACAGTGACATAGCAAAGTTTGATCCGCCCGATGGAGAGCCTTATGACAGGTATCAGATCAAGTTACATAAGCGGGCGTTTGCCTACCTGTATGAGCAGGCGGACATTATCGGCTTTGCACACAAGCCGGTGTACGTGAAGAAAACCGACAAGGACGACAAGCAAGGAAAGGCAAAGAGTAAGGGACAGAGGTTACTTAGGGTTTCAGAATCACCCGCAGTGATCGCAAAAAACCGGTACGCCATGCCGGAAGAGATACCGTTAGAGTGGCAGGCGCTCGCAAATAGCGTCCCGTTTTATGCACAAAGCACCGAAGAAAACACCGAAACCCAAACCGAAGACGAGGAATAAATCATGCAATTTAATAACTTCAACGCTAACGACATCCCAGAGCAAGACAGCTTCGAGCCAATCCCTGCCGGCTGGTATACGGCCATGATTACCGACGCCGAGGAAAAGCCCACCAAGTCCGGCAACGGTAGCTATTTACAGTTGCGGCTTGATGTAATTCAGGGCGAATTTGAGAACCGTGTAATTTTCGAGCGCCTGAACCTGGACAACCCGAACGAGACAGCGGTGCAGATTGCCCAGCGCACACTGGCCAGCATTTGCCGGGCTGTTGGAATTATGCAGCCCAAGTCCTCAGAAGACCTGAAGGACACACCGATCATGGTCAAGGTCGGAATCCAGCCAGCCTCAGGGCAGTATGAAGCTAGCAACTCGGTTAAGGGATATGCACCTGTAGATGGTGCCCAGAATACAGCGCCGGCACAGAGCAAGCCTTCATCTCAGAAGGCAGCACCGGCTGGCAACAAGAAGCCATGGGAGTGATTTAGATTTAAGGGGCGGGCTTCCGCCCCTTATACAAAAAAGGCCAGAAATAATGAACGAAATAGCGAACCAAATATATAAGCATTATGAGGACAGCCGGGAGCAAGCCCATCGCCCGCACATGGGCGGAAGTCAGATCGGCAATCCATGCTCTCGCGCCCTGTGGTATCAGTTCCGTTGGGCGTGGCATTCAGAACCGCCAGGGCGCGTCCTGCGACTATTCAGCCGAGGCCACGAGGAAGAGCCGAAAGTTGTAAGCGACCTAAGGGGTATTGGGGCGACGGTATTACCGCTTGATCCGTCAAACGGCGAGCAATGGTATTTCTGGCAGCATGGCGGACACTTTGGCCTTTCTTTGGACGGCGCTTTAAAAGACCTTCCAGGCTATGAAGGATGGATGGCCATGGAAGTAAAGACGGCAGGAAAAAAAGCATACGACAGGTTAGAAAAGGCAGACAGTGTAGAGAAATGGAACGGTCAATACTGGGCGCAGATCCATGTCGGTATGCACTTGGCTGGCCTTGATAAATGCCTTTATGTAGTTGTTGAAAAAGACAGTGACCGGATGTGGACAGAGGTCTACGATGTGGATCACGCCTTGGCTGAAAGAATGTTAAAAAAGTCTAATCGAATTATATACGCCGAAGACCCGCCTGATCGCATAAGCGAAGACCCTGCATGGTATCAGTGCAAATTCTGCGACCACTGGCCGGTATGTCACGGCAACCGAGTTGCGGAAGTTAACGAGCGCACAAACATACAAGCTACGCCAATGCCTGACGGCACATGGTCTAACGATAAAGGTGAAACATCAATCAGTGTAAGTGACCAGAGAAAGGCACGAGCTTCGCACCTTATGCGCCCCGACTTGGTTCCTTATGCCACCGCTGTCAATAGCGACGGTAAAACCTATATCGAATATGACAACGGGATGATAAACCACATTGATGGCTCTTCCGGCGGGCGTAATTGCTACACCAGCCAGGAGATGCACGAATCAGAAAAGCCCTTACCCTTGGATAACGGCGCTGAAGACATCCGCCAAAAATTTGCCGCCAAGGTGGGTAAAAATGAATAAAATCATTTTGCGAGACTACCAAAAAGCGGCGATTGATAGCGTTTGGAAATACTGGGCAAAGACCAAAGGCAACCCGCTGATCGTAGCCCCTTGCGGGGCCGGTAAGTCTTTGATTATTGCCGACCTTATCCGCCAACTACATCAAGTGCACGGTGCGAGGGTTTTGATTCTCACGCACCGCGCTGAGCTTCTTGAGCAAAATGAAGCTGAATTACAAAAACTATTGCCCGGAGCAAAGACTGGGTTTTTTAGCGCCAGCCTGGGTCAAAAGGAATACTCTTCGCCAATCACGTTTGCTGGAATACAAACAATAGAAAAAAACATTCATAATTTTGACCCTTTCGACATCTGCCTTATGGATGAATGCCACCTATTGCCAAGAAGCGCTCAGACTCAATACGGGAGAGCTTGCGCATTATTGAAACAGATGAACCCTAAGTGTCGTTTTGTGGGGCTAACCGCCACGCCTTTTCGATTAGACAGCGGCTCACTGCACAAAGGCGAGGGCGCTCTTTTTGACAGCGTAACCTATGATATACCGGTTCAAAAACTGGTCGATAGTGGCTACCTTGTCCCAGTAACGGCAAAGAGGGGCGTAACCGTAGCCGATATGTCGGGGGTAAAAAAACGGGGAGGGGATTTTGTCAGCAAAGAAATGGCGCAAGCCTTTGAGGATGTTTTGCAGAGCGCCTGCGCTGAAATAATAGAGCGCGGAAAAGCCCGTAAAGCATGGATGGTTTTTTGTGCTAGTGTTGAGCAGGCCGAAATAACAAAGCAGATAATGATTCAATCAGGAATAAGTGCAGAGCTAATTATAGGCGACACGCCAAGGCTACAGAGAAAAGATATTATTGAACGATATAAGGCCGGAAAGGTTCGGTGCCTTGTGAACGTTGACGTTCTCACGACTGGGTTTAATGCGCCAATAACAGACCTTCTGGCGCTTGTCAGGGCTACTGACAGCACGTCTCTTTATGTTCAGATCGTTGGCCGAGCTATGCGGACGAATCCAGGTAAAAAAGACGCGCTTCTTCTTGATTTTGGTGGAAACGTCGAACGCCATGGGCCTATTGATGACGTGATAATAAAGCAGCCTGGCGGCAAAGGCGACGGTGAAGCCCCAGCAAAGTCTTGCCCAGAGTGTCACAGCATATTGCCATTATCGTCTCGCCAGTGTCCTGACTGCCTGTACATATTTCCGCCACCAAAACCAAGCTATAACGGAACTGCGTTTGATGGCGCTGTAATGGCAAGCCAGAGAAAGCCGCAATGGATTAAGGTTGATAAAGTAGCTTACAAGCGCCACAAGAAAGAGGGAAAGCCAGACAGCGTTAGGGTTGAGTATAGGTGTGGGCTTAAAACTTATAAGGAGTGGCTGCTTCCAGAACATAGCGGGCGGGCGAAAGCTGAAACAGATGGAAAGCTTCGTAACAGATATGGCTTTGAAAATCCGATGCCAAAAAGCACCGACCATATGTTAGAGGTAGCTGAGCTGATCCAATGCCCTAGCTTTATTTTAGTCAAACAGGAAGGAAGGTATGAGCGAATCGAACAAGTCTATTTTGGAAGCCAAGAACCGACAAATGCCGGGTGCGCCAACATGGGTTAAGTGTTGCGCAACCTGTGAAAAATTATCCGATAACGGACACTGCGAGGCTTTTGATGACTACCCGCCAATTGATTACATCGAAAAAGAAAACGACTGCCAAGAGCATGATCTTGCCCTCCCCTTCTGAACACATCGAACAAAGGGATTTTGTCTCATGGTGGAGAAAGACTCAGGCCGATGACATCTTTGCAATCCCAAACGGCGGCAAGCGCGGCAAGATAACGGCGGCAAAGCTGAAACTTGAGGGAGTAACGCCTGGCGTCTGGGATCTTTTTGTACCCGCTCAATTTTTATGGATAGAGTTCAAGCGATCCGACCGCGGCACGCTTAGCACAGAGCAAAAAGCGTTCGGAACTGCAAGGCGGGCCGAGGGGTATATCTGCATGGTCGCATGGGGCTACGCGGATGCCGTCCATCAGATTAAAAATGGCATTAGGAGCGACTGGAAGCGGCCAAAGAAGCCGAAG